GTTATCAGGCAGACTACCAAGGATGGTACGATGGACATCCTTCCAAGCGGCAACCAACTGGTCAAGGCAGATGAATACTACTGCTTGATTGTAGACGACGATGGCGGTTGGGAACCTGCGGTGGTAGACATGAAGGTCACGGCAATGAAAGTCTCCAAGCGTTGGAAGACACAGATTGCTATGAACAAAGCAAAGAACCCGAAGACAGGGCAGATGCAGATCCTTCCTATCTTCAGCACCGTTTGGAAACTCACCACTGTGGATGAGACCAACAAGCGTAAAGAAACGTACTCCAACTATTCTGTGTCCAAAGTTGGTGTAATTAAGGACAATACCCTGTATCAAGAGGCTCGGGCATTTCGTCAGAGCATCGCCGCAGGTGAGGTTAAGGCTTCTGAAGGTCAGCAGAGTGAGAAACCTGCGGACCCAGTAGGGGAAGACGAAATCCCATTTTAAGTAGCCAAAGCACGGTAAGTTTTCTCTAGAAAGTTTACCGTGTTTAACCTCAACAGGAGCCAAGCATGTCTGATGCAAGAAGATTGTTGGCTGCGTTCGAGGGTTCGGATGCAGCATACGGAACAACAAGCGTGGGCCGACGGGGCAGGAACGGCAAGACTGAAGCTGACAGTCGCGTGGTTCACGGTACGTTGGATGAAGAAAAAGTACAGGAACATATCCAAGGTCAGCAAGGCGTGGGTTCTATTCCAATTAACTCCTCGAACAACTGTAAGTTCGGAGCGTTGGACATCGATACATATGACCTAAACCTGGAAGCGTTAAACCAAAAGGTGCAGTCAATGGGTATGCCGTTGATCTTGTGCCGCTCGAAGTCGGGCGGAGCGCATCTATTTTTATTCTTAAAAGACTGGGAACCTGCGGCCCTGATCCGAGAGTATCTGACAGAGATGTCGATTGCCCTTGGTCATAGCGGCTGCGAGATATTCCCCAAACAAGATAAGATCCTTGCGGAACGTGGGGACGTGGGCAACTTTATCAACATGCCGTACTACAATGCGGAAGAAACCATGCGCTATGCCATGAATAAAAAAGGCAAAGCTATGGATCTCGAGCAGTTTCTAAAAGCTGTAGACAAAGGAAGGGTCAGTGCGGCTGACCTAGACAAGCTAACCTTTGGCGGTGATCGAAAGTATTTTACGGATGGACCCTACTGCCTCGAGGTTATGGCAGCGCAAGGGAAGATCCGAGACAACAGAAACATTACGATGTTTGCAGTGGGTGTGTACTGTCGGCTCAAGTGGCCTGATGATTGGAAGAAACACCATGAAGAATATAACCGTATGCTTTGTGACCCTGCGCTCGAAGCGACAGAGATTGTAAACATACAACGGTCACTGGAAAAGAAACCCACATACTTTTATCAATGCGATGTGTGTCCGCTCAAAGATTTCTGTGACAAGAACGTATGCAAGACCCGACCCTATGGCGTGGGCAACCAAGCCCCTGACATGCCAAACGTGGGTGGCCTGACGATACTACTATCGGAACCTCGACTGTACTTCATGGATGTGGATGGTCGAAGGATGCAACTAAACACCGAGCAACTACAGAACCAAAGCCTTTGGCAACGTCAATGTATGGAGCAGCTAAGTATGATGCCGCCCACACTCAAGGCACAGAAGTGGCAACAGATGGTCAACGATTTGATGTCGAAGTCTGTGAAGCAAGAGGTGCCAGAAGAAATGACTATCAAAGGACAGTTCAAGGAACTGCTGCGCGTTTACTGCACGAGCCGTATTCGAGCCATGGCCCCAGAAGAAATGGAGATGGGCAAGCCGTGGACCGAGGAAGGATATACAAGGTTCACCATTGCAGGGATCATGCAGTTCCTGAAGAACCGAGGCTTCAATGAATACACGAGAGCCGAGGTACAAGAGAGATTGAAAGAAATGAACGGGGGACAGGAATGTCACGGTCACCATGCTATTCGAAAGGCGGATGGCAAGCGGTCTACGCTGCGTGTCTGGTGGGTTCCTGCATTTGATGAAGCTGAAATAGAATTAGAAAGTGAGGGTATGGGTAATGACATTCCATTCTGAAGAAAAACTAATGAAGATAGTGGAGATTACAGATTGGCTGAACGTCTCCAAGTCTACGATATACAAGTGGGTAAAGGAAGGTACGTTTCCCAAGCCTATTATCTTGGGCGAGGAGACTGGTGCCAAGAACAATACCAGTCGTTGGGTTGAGGCCGAGGTCGTAGAGTGGTTGGCGTCACGTCCACGAGGCAAGAATGACGAATGAAAAGCTAATCCTTGGTCCACCTGGCTGCGGAAAAACTTACACTCTGATCCAACGGATACACAAAGCGTTCGAGGATGGTGTTCGTCCCGAGGAGATTGCGTTTGTTTCGTTTACGCGCAAGGCGATACAAGAAGCGGTGGAGCGTGTGCTCGATGAGTTCGGATTGAACATCAAACAGCTTGCGTATTTCCGTACCCTGCATTCGATTGCCTTTCGAGCCTTGGGTTTGAACCGTGGCAGCATCATGGACAAGGACGACTGGGCTGCAATGGGTAGACACCTTGGGGTTTCGTTCGATGGTCTGGACAAGACAGATCCTGACAAGGGTGTGTTGGCTGTAGAGACGGGCGGTAGTGGCAGCAAGTACATCCGATTGATAGACAGAGCCAGATACCGTGGAGTGTCACTGGAGCAGGAGTACAACGACGAAGGGGACCATGACCTACACTATCCCAAGATGGTACAGATCGAGAAGAGCATGACTGTATATAAAACCATGCAGTCGAAGTATGACTTTGTGGATCTGATCGAGAGAGCCATGAGTGTAGACTTCCCAAAATTCAAGTTGCTGATTGTAGACGAAGCACAGGACCTCACTCCTTTGCAGTTGGACATGGTCAAGCACATGGCAGAATCATCAGACGAAGTGATCTACGCAGGGGATGATGATCAGGCTATCCATAGGTGGACGGGCGTTGATGTGAAGAAGTTTATTACACTGACGGACAACATCGAAGTGTTGAGCCAGTCGTATCGGTTGCCTCGAAAGATCCACGGCCTGTCTCAGAAGATAGCCAAGCGTATACATAACCGTATACACAAGGAGTTCCATCCTCGAGAAGAAGAAGGACGGATCGATTACCATCTCACATTGGACACGATCCCTTTACACAAAGGATCATGGACCATCATGGCTCGAACCAACAGCTTCGTAAAAGAGTTTGCAACCAAGTTGCGAGAAGCAGGGTACATGTATAGTGTGAAGGGGCACCCGTCTATTGATCCCAAAGCAGGAGAGGCCATGGTGATTTGGCGTACCTTGCAGGGTGGTGGACGTATCAACATCTTTCAAGCCAAGACATTGTATGATGTTGTACCAAAGAGGGGTGACCACAAGGTAGTGAAGCACGGGGCTATAAAGCTGCTCGATGCAGCGGATCCTGAGAAGTTATTTTGTTACGAAGATTTACTGGGGTATGGCATGGAAGCCCCAATAGGCCGAGATCCGATGGACGTTGTACGACTAGGCAGCGACGATAAGCTGTACGTTCAGTCCATCGAGCGGAGAGGAGAGAGCATAACAGAACCGCCTCGGATCAAGGTATCTACATTTCATGCGATGAAGGGTGGCGAGGATGACAACTGCGTTGTGTTCTTGGCATCTACAAAAGCAAGTGTGCGAAGCAAGCACCCAGACGATGAGCACCGTGCGTTCTATGTTGGCATTACAAGAGCCAGAAAAGAACTGCATATATTGGACACAGATAAAACATACAGGTACGAACTATGAAAAGAGACAAGGTCCTAGAAAAGGCAGGAGAGTACATCAACGGTGATCGAGCCAAAGATTACGGGGATGCATACGACAACTTCATGCGTATCGCTGAAGGGTGGAACTTAATTATCAAGGAGGCACAAACCACACACGGTCATGTCACCGCACGACATGTGGCGTTGATGCTCGACTGGTTGAAGACGGCACGACTACTGCACAACTTGGATTCCACAGACGGATGGATCGATAAGGTTGGGTACAGTGCGTTGGGCTGCGAATGTTCTGATCGTGAGAGCGAGACATAAGATGGAGAACTTATTCGGTAGCGACCTTCAACACCAGTTCAAGAACGAACTCAACTTGATCGATAAGAATTGGAACATACCCTCAGAGTATCCTGATCTAACAGGACACAAAGAGATAGCCGTGGATCTTGAAACCAAGGACCCCAACATCAAAACACTGGGGCCAGGATGGGCTAGGAAAGACGGACACATTATCGGTGTGGCTGTAGCAGCAGGGGATGAGAAGTGGTACTTCCCTATGCGCCATCAGAACGGACACAACCTCGATGCAAGTATGGTACTCAAGTGGATCAGCAGACAACTGTCTGTGCCTGACATGAACATCATCATGCACAATGCGACGTACGACGCAGGATGGCTCCGTGCAGAGGGGGTGGAGATCAAGGGCAACATAATCGACACAATGATAACAGGGGCACTGGTGGACGAGAACAGGTGGTCCTTTGGCCTAGACGCTATGGCCCGTGACTATGCAGGTATCCGCAAGGATGAGAAGCTGCTCAAGGCTGCGGCTGAAGCGTGGGGCATCGATCCCAAGGCAGAGATGTGGCAACTCCCACCTATGTATGTCGGATCATATGCAGAACAGGATGCTTTGGCGACACTGAAACTATGGCAATCTCTGCGTATCCAACTGGAAAAACAGGACCTGTGGTCGATCTGGCGGTTGGAAACTGGGTTGATACCCTGTCTGCTAGACATGAGAACTCAAGGTGTGCGTGTGGATCTGGACAAAGCTGATCGTAACAAGAAGCTAATCAAGAAAGAAACAGATGCCCTGCGTAAGATGATTAAGAAAGAAGCAGGGATGGATGTGGACATATGGGCTGCGGCATCGATCCAACAGATGTTCGAGAAGCTAGGCATGGAGTATCCACGCACTGAGAAAGGGGCACCGTCCTTTACCAAGGCGTATCTCAATAACCACGATGCAAAGATATGTCAGTCGTTGGTTCGACTGCGCGAGTTCGACAAGGCAGATAGCACGTTTATCGATAGCATACTGCGACACGAGCACAACGGACG